CCTTCAGCTTGCAGCCTTCAAACTTCTTGAGGAGGTTGTCTAACCCGCCTTGGCTCATGTGCATGGTTATTTTCCCTTCTCTAAAAGAGTGACACGCTTATCCAGCGCGGCGATCATTTGTGCTGTGTCAAACCGGATGGCGGCGCGGGCAGCAGCGGCATCCGCCACCATGTCCATGCGGCTTTTCTCAATGGCGGACATGGAACGCTCACGGTCCAACGTCATGGCGGCGCGGGCCAAGGCGCTTTCCTTCTCAACCTTGCTGATCTGATCGCTCAAGTTCTCGCGGATCTGCGCCATGTCAATGGTCGTGCCTTGGGGCGGGATTGCCTTGTTGTCTGAGTTAACAACGACAGCAATCTTGGACTTCAATTGAATAATTTCGTTGTTAGCACCGGATAGGGCGCTCATGAGATAGACAACGCAAGAGAACAAGATCGGGATGCCTGCGAAGGTGATCTTCTCGACCAACGCGCCCTTGCTGGCGCTCGCCGCCATCTCGATGGCAAACTTTTCCTGCTTCTCTTCGGTCGTGCTCATATTTCAGTTCCGGCTTTCCAATCACGAACGGCGATGCGTATGCGTATGATAAGCAGCACGAGTGTCGCCAGCGTGACGCCAAGCCCGGCCCACGCGCCCATCTCCATCGCCCACCACGGGAGCGTCAGCGCCCCCGCAGCGATTGCACCATCAACGGCCAGCTTCGTATCGTGCATCAAGGGGCCTCTTGCTGGTTGGCGAGCGCGTTTACGGACCTACGCGCAGGCGCTAAATTATTAGCGCCAGCTCGTATACTTTCAACCGTTTTCTTTTGTTTAGCCGCCGCGTCTACCGCCGCCACAAAACGCTCAGGGTTTTCGTAGATAACTTTAAACGCTTCAGCAGCTACGCGCGCTTCCATTGCATTCTTGACTTTGCCGCCAAGAACCCTGATCCACGCCAAAGGATTGGCAACCGAGAAACTCGACAGAAGATCGCCCACGCTCGCGGCACTGGGTTTAGCCGCAACTCTTGCGCTGCCGCCTGCCGCAGCGGTTGTTTCAACTTGCTTGAGCCGAGCTATTTCATTTGCCGCTGTGCGTAGGTCTGTAAGTTGTGAACGAGGAAACTTGGACGCCAACACCACAGGGTCATACAGCCCAGTGTTAGGCACCGCGCCCTGTAACTTGTCCAACTGCTTTTGTACGTTTGCCGTGTTTAGCAAAGCGGTGTGTTCCGCCGCGCCGGTACGACCTATGGCCTGTTGGATAGTGCCTTGATTTTCGGTCAGAAGCTTGATGGCTGTGTCAGGATTACCTGCTTTAATCGGATCAAGTACACGGTTTTTGACGATAGCAGCTAAACCGGCACGTTGATCCGCGTTCAATTGCTTAAGCAAAGTTCCCATGTCGCGCGGGTTTGCTAACGCTACATCCACCATCTCTTCTGGGGTGCGCGCATTTCGCAATTTTGCGGTGCTGCTCTCAAAAGCTTGACGCTGTTGAGCAGTTCTGTCCACAAGCGCCTGACGTTGACGAGCGTTAGTAGCGGCTTGTTCCGCAATTGCCGTAAGTTGATCCGTAACGCGTATGCCGCTACTCTCTAAAATGTCTAATTGTCTGCGATGATCTCGCACAAACGCCGCTGCTTTTTCAGCGTTTACAAGCCCATCTGCGCTTACAGCCGCTTTGCGAAACAAGCCGCTAATGCCTTCGCTCATTGTTCGAGCCGCAGCAGGGTCATTTCGAAAAGTTGTGACAAATTGCTGCGCAGGCGTTTCAGATTTAAGAAACGCTGCCGCAACATCCTCAGGTAATATCCCCGGCCGGTTATATTTGTTCTGTTGCAACATCTGCGCGGTTTCACCTGAGCCAGTACGCTCAACCACTTCAGACAAATGCAGCCCGCGCGCCTCGTCAAACAATTCAAGTGTTCTAGGAGACACACCGCTAGTTCTCAATGACGCGTCCAGCTCGTCCATAACTTGACGTATGTTACGCGCGCCCGCGTAATTCTGCGCCGCGCTTGCGGCGCTTCGGTCTTGCGCGAGCGCCGCGCGAACAGTCATGAAATCCCCAGTCGTAACCGCAGACGGTTGCGGTATAGGCGCACCAGTTCTGCCAGGCAAACCTGGTATAATTGAAGGTGTAAATTTGCCCGGCAAAGGTTCCGCACGAAACCGCTCCAACGCGCGAACACCTTCTGGCGCGGCACTGGCGTCCATAAGACCCGCCGCAGAACCCCGCACTCCCTGCGCGGCTTCCAACGCGCGGTCTATATTGATAGGAACCGCGCCGCCTTCGGCGACTACACGGGCGTATGCAGGACGTACAACATCTTGTCGCGATTGATTCGCGATTTGCTCCGCTATATCGGTTAGCCGCGCTCCTACGGCTTGCTGGCTAGGATCGGGGATCTGATTAGCTACGCTGCGTCCAGCAGTCTGCAACCGGGCCTCTTCCGCTGCCGCCCGTTGCGCTTGCGCCGTTTGCTCCGCAGCTACTTGCGCTTCCAAACCCGCTTGCACCGCAGCAGGATCGCCTCGCAATTCAGGCGTCAATTCGCGAGCGGTAATACGTACTTGATCACCAACATTCCCCAAATTAGATTGAATAGCTGCAATGCGCGCTTGTTGAGCTTGTTGCACTTGCGGTGCGGTTGCACCTTCCGCCAACGCGTTTTGCGCCGCAGCTATCCGAGGTTCTGCCACGTTTCCCGCCGCCATACGTTCGGCAAGCGTTACCGGACCGCCAGATGACAACATATTTTGTGAGTTTGCCACCGCGCGCGCTGCTGCTTCAGGGTCCGCCGCCAATGCCACCAAACGGTTTTCAGCAGTCGCGCCGGGGGCAAGAGCATAGTTAGCCACATCGCGTAGCTTGTTGTAGCCTTTGACGCCCGCGTTTACCGCGCCGCCAATGATGGGTGACAACGGGTCCAGCGCAAACTCAGCGCCTCGCAATGCTTGCGCCGTCTTGGCAAGCCGCGCGGCTTCGGCGGCTTCACGCAACGGAGCAACTACTTTTGTAGCCGCCGCCGGTCCAGCAAAGCCAGAAATCAAACCGCCAATTGTGCGGCCCGATTGCACGTCACGAGACCCCGCAGGGCCAAACATGGCGTCAGCCAGCGCATGTGATGTGTAGTCGTTCGGAATTCCGACAAGACTGCCTATGTCGCCAGGCAGGCCAGCGATCCCAGCTGGTACGCCTTGCAGGGTGCCTGCGCCAATATCCGCATACCGCCCCGCCAACTCACTCGCCGTTGGGATGCGCGGCGTCTCGGCAGGCGTGTACAACGCCTCGCCAACTTGCTTGGCAAACCCACCGCGTTTGGGCGTGCGAGCCGCAGGCGTTTCTGGCGCAGCGGGTTCACCCGCAACGCCGCGCGACGCGGGCTCAACAACAGCCGCAGCTTCACCAAATAATTCAGGCTTCATGCTTTTGAATTTTTCAAAAGCCTGCTCTTTGGTGGAGCCTTCAGGACCGGTAACGCTAAATTTTTGGCCGGAAGGTGATGTGAACGTAAATTCAGGCATCAGTGTTCCTCTATGGTCCAGCCATCTGATTTTGCAGGTGCAGTTTTAGGCTTTACGCTGCCATATTGCGTGTCAAACGCGTTTTTAAGAGATTTCTTTGACCGCTCAAGATCTGCTATATATCGGTCAAGTTTAAGTTTGAAATCATCCGTACCTTGCGCTTGTTCTAACGCCGCAGCAGATGCTTCCAAACGCCTACCTTCGGTGTCTGACACGTTACCCAACGCACCACCTGTGGGCGAACGGTCACGCATTGACTGAAGCGCCTCAAACCCAGCTTTAGCTTTAAGTTGGTTTAGGTCGGCTTGCGCGGACGTAGCTGCCGGGCCAACACTACCTATGCGCCCCATAACGCCGCCCGTTATGTTACTCAAACCTTTGTGGTCTTTAAGTGCTTTAGCGCGCGCGATCTGCGCGTCAATGTCATCCGCCGTAGCATCAACTGAAGCTTTCTTTACTGGGTATGATTTTTCCAATTCAAACTGTGATCTTTGTTCAAGTTTTTTACCTTCAAACGCAAGTTTTTGTTCCGGCGTTTCTGTTTCGCCTGGCGCTTTCGGAACTGCGGTTTTGTCCAACCGCGTCTCGCCGCCGGGTATTGGACGACCAAACGCATCGCGCTGCTGCTGTACGACCTGACCGCCAACATCCGTATTGGTGGTGGTCTGCTTTAATGTGTCAAGAGCCTGTTGACCGGTTAAATCGACATGACTTGCAAGCCAACGCGCTGGGTCGGCGGCGTAATCCTGTTGCGCTTTAGCGATAGCCTGTTCTTTGGTGAGGCCCGTTCGCTGCATCAGTTTGCCAATAGTTGGATGGTCGTACATCGCTTCAGCGTAAACGCCCGCGTCTTGAGGTGATCTAACTTGACGAGAAAATATGCTGAACGTCTTAAAATCTTTGTCAAGATTTTCAATGTCAATCTTAGCAAGGTCGCTTTTGGCTTTGGTGTCCTTGGTAAACGCTTCGCTTGCGCTTAACGCCGTCATTGCAGCGCCAAGTTTGCCTTGCCCCAGCAAAGTGTTAGCGGCGACGCGCGCGTCAGGTTGTTGCGGTCCAGTGTCGCCAACGACAGAATTTCGCATGGCGTTGATCAACGCTTGCTTGTTGGCTTTTTCTTCTGCCGATTTAAGCGCCGCCTCGCCGCGCGCCCGCTGGTACTCTTGGAATTTCAACTGATTGAGCTGCTGGTCCTGTTGAAGGCCCTTCAACTTCATCACGTCCGTCAACATGTTTACGGGGCCGCCAACTTGCGCCGGGGCTACGCTAAACTGCGGGGCGGCAATGGTGTAATCCATAGGCATGGCAGTTATCCGAATGGTTTGTTGAGCAGACTTTGCTCAATTGAGTTACCGCCCCGGTTGTTGAGCGCAGCCAAGAGACTGTTTTGATACGAAGTTTGATTGGCTGCGTTTTGGGCGTTCATGTACTGGTTGCCCAAAGAACCAATTGTAGAGTTTATGGCATTGCCGCCCGCAACGTATCCACCCGCCGCCGCCGCGCCCGCGTTAGTAGCGGCGGTGCCAAGATTGGTGCCTAGGTTTGAATATGTGTTGCCAAGGTTTTGGCCCAGATTGCCCGCTTGCGTAGCCGCCCCCGCCGCCGCCGACTGACCGCCAGTGTAAAGTTTAAACAATGGGTCAAGTTTTGCAGCGCGTTCTGTTTGATAGCGGTTAAACGCGTTCTGGTATTCGTTTGATGCGTAGTCCTGCCCGTACCGCGTAATGCCCTTAAGCGCCGCGCCAGACAAACCCATACCTCTGGCCGCGCCGCTTCGCTCAAGACTTTCCAGCCCCGTTTTAAGACGAAATGCTGAACCGGGGTCAGCCGTAAAATCTTCCATACCAAAGTCTTTGGCGTACTTGCCGTATCCCTGCGCAGTTGTATCGCCGCTGATACCCAACATCTGCATAAGCTGGTTCTGGGCAGTAACGCCGCCCTGCCGGTAGGGCGCAAGGTCCGCCCGACCGATGTCAAACATCTCACGTTGGGCGGCGATGCTCTTATCAGCGGCTTCGCGCTGGGCGGCGGCACTTTGAGCCGCAGCGTCTTTTTGTGCTTCGGCGGCGTTTTGAGACCCAAGATACGCAAGACCGCCGCCTAAGACGGTGGCCCCAGCGAGCGCAGCGGTTGCTGAAATGCCGAAAGTCATGACGCGATCCTTTGCAGAGCCTCAACGGACGCAACCAAGCCCATGTCTTCAAAAGTGGGTGCGATCAGCTCGTCCTCCATACTATCAAGGTTTTCTTCACCTGTAAATTTAGTCATATGGACGGTCACCCAAATGGTGTCCTCTTCCGCGTATCCTGCCCGTTTCACGCCCGCTTCAGACACAAAATGACAAGGAGCCGTAATGAGTTTAGGACCGTCTTCGGTCGTCACCACGATTCGCCCTTGCATGACAAAGTTCAAGCAAGGGTGCCGGTGGATCTTGCCGATCAACACGGTTCCTTTGGGGATGAACATCTGGCGGGCATAGGTGCCGCATCCGTATCCCTCATGGATCGGCGTGTACGTGTGCATCAGCACACAGTCTGATAACGTGTCCGGTGTTGCGCCATCTGCGATCAACTCCATCATTTGCGCCTGCGCCGCCAATATCTTTTCCCGATACGCGACCTTGTCCAGCGTGTTGGCTTCAGCAGGCAGCATACGTCACCTCAGGACAACTGTTTAATGAACGATGGCAGCACCTCGGCCTGCGCCCGCACCATCTCGTTTCGGAAACTCTCCGTCGCCGCTGCGCCCTGCCGCGCCTCCTTGGCGACCTCGATCTGGAGCATGGGCATGGCCGAGATGGCGCACATCCACTCGTCAATCTCCGCGCCGGTCTGTGGGTGCGTCCCACGCAACTGCGTGAACCAAGCGCATTGGAGCTGGACGCAATCCTTTTTGATCAGCGGGCAGAACGTGCCATTCTTAAGCTGCATCGTCAGTCCTTGGTCGCGATGATGACATCGACGTACTGGACGGCAAAGTCCATTGCCGTGCCACTGCCCGCCGAATTAATAGTAATACCTGTGGTCGCCGAATTGCTAGTAAAAGTAAGCCCGCCGCCAAGGACAGATCCCGTACTGCCACTAGCGGCTACGTTATTTACCGCAATCCCGTGGGTATGGCCAGGGTCAGTAATGCCGTGCGTATGTGCGGGCATGTTAGCGGTTGTAATTGTCCGCGACGTAAACACGGACGTAAACCCGGTCGTGCCGCCGCTGCTGGCCGCGCCCGACACCACGCGCAACGCTTTGTTGTCGTGCGTGGTGGACTTGGTCCAACCAACAGGGGCGGAAGTTTGCACAAATAGCATGACCGTCCCGGTGGGCAAATACGCCCAAGCGCCGGTAAAGACGCCAGGCGAAGCAATTTCTAACGCTGACACAGGCGTGGCCGTGCCAATGCCGACTTGCCCGGTAGCGTCAATGATAAAAGGCGTTACATCAGGATCGGCGGAATCCTGCACCTTAAGCGCCGCGCCCGTGCCGGTCTGGGTAATTTTTAACGCGGGCGAGGACGTGTTGGAGTCGATGGTAACGTTGCCCGACAGCACGGGGGACACCGCAGCCGTGGGGGCCGAGATGTAATCGACCGTCCAGATCAGCGCGTTGTCCGCGTCCCTCAACACAAATTTGTAAACAGCACTGCCTAACCAAACGTTGGCTTCGCCGCGCGAGTCCAAAATGATCGGATTAGTATTGGCCGTTGCCGCCGTTGCGTCCGTGTAGGTGGCCTGCAACGTCGTCGTACCGGCGATGTAGGTGTACAACTGCCCGCCAACAAGCGGTTGGCCTGCTGCGTCAACAAAAGCTGTCTTGGGGGATGGAGTGAGAACAGCCATTATTCACCTATATTTGCAGCTACGGTCAAGATAACCGATGGGATGGCCGGTACAGGCGCGGATGCCGCTATGCGGGCTATCTGGACGTTTGTGTTGGTAGTAGACCACATCAATCGGAAATAGTCACCTGCGCTCATGCGAATGACAAAGTTCCAAGCCGCAACGTAAGATTTACTAGAACCAGACAAACTCAACTTGGTGGCGCTCTCAGGTACGGACGTTCCGTTTACATCCGCCCAGATGTACACGTCTTTATCCGCCGCGTTGGTGCTGGTTAGTTGCAACGAAAATTGGATGTTGTAAGAGCCCGTGCGGTCCACATAAACCCGCGACGTTGGCGTTCCTATGCTAACGCCTTGGGTCAAACTAGTGTTGTTGAGCGTGATGGCGTAGGCCGTATTGATAACGGCGGCGGTTTGTGTGGTAGTGTCGTAGAACGCGCCGCTGCGAAGCGATCCGCTGCCAAGAATGGCGTAAAGGTTATAGAAGTACCGATACCACCCCCGCGTGACGTAGTTTGTTACCGTGTCCCAAATGGCAACACGCGGAGCCGGTATCTGCGTGATGTTATCAGGCATTGGTGGGGCTCACAATCAATTCTGCGCCCATGATAGCGATCTTGACCGGATCGGTTCCAGACACTTCGTACACGCGGTCACGAAGTTTTACGGTCATGCCAAGTCTGCGCCACAGAACGCGCCGCCCGGTCTCGCCGAGCTTTCCCATTGACCGCCAATGTTCGTTGGACCAAGTGTGACCGCCGTCGTCCGACCAGCGCAACATGACTTGTGGATCAGAACCCTGCACAATTATCTCGTTTGTAGTTTCTTCCGATTCGCCGCTGATCGCGCCAGCGGACGCGGCGTCAGACGAGATGCTGCTAAGATAGGTTGTAGTCGCAGGCGTTGCGCCGTCCAGACCTACGCCCGACTCGCAATCAAGTTGCAAACTGTGTTGCGTGGTGCGTTTCAGGTTGTTGGTGCCGGTAGGCAGCGCCCGCCACGAGCGTAGCCACTTTTGGACCGACCCAGCCTCGGTGTAGACCGTAGGATCGTAAGCATAGATCTGGCCGGTCAGATAGTCGCCAATGACGATCTGGCCGTTGAACGCCATTTGGCAGTTGCCGCGATGACGCGTGAACTGATTGTTGAGCCAACCGGCGCGCTGATGCCAAGCTTGAGTAGCCACATCATAGACCCAAGTGATGTTGGCGCTGGGGAAATTTAGCACATAGAACGAATGGCCGTCCTGCTGGTAGGTGTAGGCCACGGCGTCCGTGATGTCGGTATACTGTTGGATCTGCC